ATGGTGTTGTCAAAAAAATGCCATGTTCTGTACAAGATTATGTATTTGATGATTTAAGTTATACCAATAGAAATGATATTGCCGTTGGATTAAACACAGCCTTTAATGAAATTATTTGGTACTACCCATCATCTACTGCAACACAAATAAATAGAGGTGTTGTTTATAATTATTTAGAAAATACTTGGTACACAATAAGTTTAGCTAGAACAACCTGGCTTGGTGCTTATGTATTTGAACAACCAATCGCAACAGAATATAGCACAAGTGTAACAGCAAATGTGTCAACAATATTAGGATTAACCGCAGGAGCTTCGTATGTTTATGAGCATGAAACAGGCAATAACCAAGCGGATGGCACAGCAATATCAGCTTTCTTGACTACAGGTTCAGTAGAAATAGCGGATGGGGATAATTTAATGTCAGTTAGTAAATTAGTCCCTGACTTTGATAATTTATCAAATACCATAACGGCTAGATTAACATTAAATCAATACCCACAATCTTCAAATAGTGTCTCTACTTCAGGAACTATTTCTAGTACAACGCAGAAAATTAATGTAAGAGGAAGAGGAAGAGCAGTGAAAATAAAATGGGAGTCAAATACTATAGGTGATACAGCCTGGAGACTTGGCTCAACTAAGCTTCAACTTAGACCAGACGGAAGAAGATAATGAAAAAAAATAAAATAAAAAAAGTTAAGAAAGTAATTAAAGGTTTAAAAAAAGCATCTAATACACACGCTAAACAAGCAAAAACTTTACAAAAAGTTATAGGTAGAAGAGGGAAATAATGGCTAAAATAACAATAACAAGATTACCTAATGCAACACCAGAATATAGTGCTAGTCAATTTAATCAAATGATTGCTATGTTGGATCAAATTATTTTACTTCTTAATACAAACTATCAAAACGAATTAAAAGAAGAATCCGAGCAGGAGGCTTTTTTCTTTGGCTAATGTATTTAAAAGCGCAATGTTGGATGTTACTACGACAGACTTAACAACTTTAATTACTATACCAGCAGCGAATCCTGGTGCATCACCTCCCGTTGCACCCACAACAGCAGTTATTAAATCTATTTTAGTTTGTAATGACTCAGCTAATACCACTCTTCTTGATATAGAAGTCTTGAGATCATCAGCGACGTTTGAAGTATTTAAAGAAAAAAGTGTTGCTACAAAAACAACCACAGAATTATTAGAACAACCATTAGTTTTACAAGAAAGTGATGTTATGAAAGTTCAAGCTAATGCAGCTAACCAAGTACATGTTACTGCAAGTTATTTGGAGATTACAAAAGGACAACTCTGATTAATCTTCATTCTTTATTTATTACCCCTGTATTTTCTCTTCCACTTGAAGGCCATGAAAATCTTGTTGATGCTATTTATCAATTACGAGAAAAGGATCAAAAAGGAATGCCTCGGTCAAACATTGGTGGATGGCATAGTAATGATGAAATATATAAAATAAAAAAGTTTAAGCCTTTAGTTAATGATATTCTTAAATATTCTAAAGATTGTTTTAATCACATGGATGTTAAAGATAATTATGTTCCTGAAGTGACTGGAATGTGGGGCATGATTAATCCACCAAGATCTAGAAATAATGTTCATACTCATCCATATAACTACTTATCTGGTGTATTTTATTTAAAGGCTCCTAAAAAAAGTGGCAGTCTTGTGTTTCTAGAGCCTAAACCACAGTCAGAGGTGCTATCACCCCCCAAAACAGATAAAGCCTCTATACACCTCGCTCACAGCGTACAATGGGAACCAATTGAAAATTCCTTGATTTTTTTTCCATCTTGGTTACAACATGAAGTACAAACAAATAATTCTGATGAAGATAGAGTTATCATCAGTTTTAACATAAATTGGAGAGACGAAGATGCCGATAGTTGAACCTGCTGAATTACTAGGACACATTACAACAAGTGATGGAAGAAGAATTCCTCACTATAAAGTAAAAACTGAAACAACGATTACTCACGCTGATACAGGTGTTGAATATGAATCAGAAAATGCAGCTCAAGCTGATGTTGATAATCCAGGAACGTCTACAACAGCAGAGAAAATTAGGAGAGATGTAAAAGTATTTGCTCCATCATTAGCAGATATGCTAGGCGAAACACCTGAATAATTAAGCACTACAAGTTTCGCACTCTATATCAGAATCTAAACCAGTTAATATTACTTGTTCATCTGAAGTATTATGACAAGCACATCCTTGAAGATGTCTTGCAAAAGCATCACTTAATCTTTCTTTCTCTCGTTCTAATTGTAATAAACGTTCGTGATACTTACTCACCTTATCTACAAGGGTAGCTATAGCCTTCAATACTTCTTGATTTTCCATAATATCTCCTGATTTTTAATTTTGGGGTGAGATCTAATTTAAACATGTGTACCAGATATATCAAGCAATCTTTTTATAATTGTTTTCTTGACAGAGAATTTATGTTATGAAAGAGCCAGAAAAAAGAATGGAAGAAGTGAATTATTTAAAAAGTTTAAACTATAAAAAATCGAACTATGAAGGGGTAAAAGTTTTTTATGGGAATGATGTTAGAGCGATAAGTGTTAAACCAAAATTTTCAATAAATTTAACTCCTGGTTCTTTAATTCTTTTTACAAAGAAAAAAACACAAGAGTACATAAAACATAATTTAGATTTTAATCAACCCGCTGAAATTGTAAATAAAACTACCCATAAAATTTATCTTAAATTAAAAGATGCAATTTTATCTAATGAAAAAATAGGTGATCTAACTTATTTTGTTAACCCTGGAGAAGACCCAAATGATTAAATATCCTTTAACCTGTATAGATAACTTTTTTGATAACCCTAGTTCAATAGCTAATTATGCCAATAGTTTAAAATTTTATCCTGATCCTGAAGGAAGATGGCCGGGATATAGAAGTGAACAGCTTCATATTATTAATCCAGATTTTTTTTCTTATATATGTATTAAATATTTACGAGCTCATCACACTGAAGCAGATATGAAACATCTTTATTATAAAGCGGATGCTAGATTTCAAATTGTAAATACTAAATACACAGAGGGTTGGATTCATACTGATTACCCTGTAACCCACACTTTTATAATTTATCTTTCTCCTTTGGCTGATTTAAACTCAGGGACATCTTTTTATGAACTTAAAGACGGAGCTAAAACAATACCTAATCCTTACCCTGAAGCTAAGAGAATATACTATCAAAAAATAAAAGATAATATTCCTTTTACAGAAAAAGAAAAAAAATTTTATAATAAAATTCATAAGTTAAATAATTCTCTTTTTTATGAAACTGCTTCTTTAAAAAATATTTTTAATAGATGTATTGGCTTTGATGGCTACATGTGGCATGGAGCCGGTAAGTTTGAAACAAATGTTCATCAGGACAGACTTACTTTAATTGTTTTTTTTGATGATGTATCTACACCTACAACAGGTTTACAAAGAAGTTACTCAACACCTTTTACAAGTATGATGTCTTAATGAAAGACTTTAAATATTTTATAGACGGAATATTTCCTACTCCTGTCTATTATTCATATGATGTGAAAAATTTTACAAAAACAGAATTAAATGCGGTTAATAGACATAGAGAAAAAGCATACGGAAACGTTGGAAATACAACAAGCTTAAACACATATGTGCTAGAAACAAAACCTTTTAAACAATTAAAAAGTATTTTACTTAGTCATGTTAATGAATATCTTAGGCAAATTTATGTTCCAGAAAATAAAGATTTAAAACTTTATATTACTCAATCATGGTTGAACTACACGAAGAGCAATCAATTTCATCACTTACACTCTCATCAAAATTCTTTTATATCCGGGGTGTTATACATAAAAGCTCATGAAAATGTTGATAGTATTGTGTTAGAAAAAAGACAACCTTTAGAAAATATACTTATAAAAGCTGAAAATTATGGGGTTTTTAATTCTACAGATTGGCGTTACAAAATTAAAACGGCAATGTTAATTCTTTTCCCTTCTACTGTTCCGCATAGTGTAAAAGTTAAAAAAGATAATGAGGAAAGAATAAGTTTAGCTTTTAATACATACCTTAAAGGAACTTTAGGAAATACAAAAAGCTTAACGGAATTAAAACTATGATAAATTATAACAATGATTTTTTATATCAGTTTATAAAAACATATGATGTTGTAAATGAAGATGTTTGTAAGAGTTGTATAAAAACAATAAATAAAAACAAAGATTGGATACAACATACTTTTTACAATGAAACTGAAAAAAAATCACACACACGATCTGGTAGTAATGAACTATCTGTATTGCATTATGATCAAGCTTCTGGAGAACAAAAAAAAATTATTATGGACGCTATATGGCTTGCTCTTCAAAAATATTTTAAAGAATTAGATACTCCATGGTTTAGTCAATGGCATGGATATACTGGCATAAGATTTAACAGATATAAGAAAAATAAAAAAATGGCTTTTCATTGTGATCACATTCATTCTATTTTTGAAGGTCCAAGAAGAGGTATTCCTTTTCTTAGCATCTTAGGCTCATTGAACAATAACTATGAAGGCGGTGAATTTATTATGTTTGATAAAAAAGAATATAAAATAAAAGCAGGGCAAGTATTAATATTTCCTTCCTTTTTCTTTTTTCCACATAGAGTTGAACCTGTTACTAAAGGAACTCGTCATACCTACATATCTTGGGCTTATTAATGTTTGATATTAAAATAATGAAACCCGATGAAATAAAAGTTATTGACAATTTTTTAGATAAAAAAATATTTAAAGATTTGCAAAACACACTACTAAACAAAAGTGAGTTTCCTTGGTTTTTAAATTACAACAAAAGTAAAGGATATTATATTACACAATTTACTCATGTGTTTTATTATGATTTTATTCCAAATAGTGCTTATTATAATAACTTACTTCCTTTTTTTAAAATTTTACAACCAAACGCTATAAAGAGAGTAAAAGCAAATTTAACTATAAAAGCAAATAAAGTAAAACCTTATATTCTTCATCAAGATTTTGATGATGCTTTAAGTTTAAATCAAATGAAAACAGCTATATATTTTTTAAATACAACAAACGGACCTTCTATATTTGAAAATAATTTTCAAGTTCAAAAAATTGATTCTATAGAAAATAGAATTATTATCTTTCCAACAAAAGTTTTACACGCAGGATCTTCTCATACAAATGCACAAGTAAGAGGAGTAATTAATTTTAATTGGTTTTAATTTATTCTGCAGGATCTTTTACCCAACTTGTTGATGATTCATCCCATTTCCAATCAAAAGTATCACTATCATTTGCTGCTGGTTGAGCCACGGGAGGATCCCATAAATAAGTTGTTGTATTTAAATTCCAAGAAGGAAAAGGTTCGGGTTTATAAAAAACATCTGCTGATGGATCGTATGTCCATCCAACACCAGGATAATTAGCTCTTAATTTTTTACTTTGATCTCCCTCAACTTTATCAGGTATATTAGACCAATACTTGTTTCCTATCGTGTTATATGAACATTGCTTGTATGTTTTAGTATCGCCATGATGGTTTTGAAAAAAAGCTTGGCCAAGAGATTCTTGTTCATCGCCGTTTTCATCAGTAATAACATCGTTATTAACAACAAAAACTCCTGTTACAATATTGTTATCGTCTATTTGTGCAAAATGAGCCATACATAATCCTAAGTTGTTAAGGTTCCTGAACCAGTAAATTTAATAATGGTATTAGTTCCACTTGTTGATACTGTCGGAGAACCTGTTGTTGTTCCTGAATAATTATCTGTAGGCACACTTAAAATTACAACGCCAGAACCACCTGCACCCGATGTGTCACCGCCACTGTTTCCAGCACCGCCTCCTCCACCGCCTGTGTTTGCAGTTCCTGCTTGTCCATTATTATTGTGAGTACCACCTGCACCGCCACCACCAGAACCACCAGCACCACCAGCACCACCATTTTCACTAGCACCGCCGCCACCAGCACCACCTGCAAAAGTAGCAGGAGAGCCTTGTATACTTGTTGATCCTCCAGCGCCACCCGCACCTGGCATACTATGTCCTGTTGAGTTTGCTCCAACAGCACCTTTTCCGCCACCGCCACCAGCACCTCTTTGGTTTCCTGGATTTGAGTTTCCGGCTGCATTACCTTGACCTGAAGTTCCTGCGGCACCTGCGTTGTTTGGACCAGGAAAGCTTGAAGCTGATCCTCCTGAACCACCAGTTCCACCGGGGTCATCACTACCTCCACCGCCGCCTTTTCCGCCGCCAGTTGAAGTTACGTTTGTTATTAAAGGTGAAGCTATACTTGAATTTGATCCGTTATTTCCATCTACTTGTCCACCAGAAACAGCAGATCCTCCGCCACCTACGGTGACTGTAAGAGTTCCTCCGCTAGTAATTCCTGTAAATTGACCTGTAAGCATGCCACCTGCTCCACCAGCACCAGAACAACCATTAGAAAATCCTTCAGCATTTCCACCAGATCCACCACCTGCAACTGATAAATAATCTACATTATATTCGGCAGATACGCCTCTAAGATCATCCATTGTTATTACTGCGGGTGCAGAACCAATTCCTGCTAAACTTCTAACTGCTGCAGCACTCATATTAATTTGAGCAGTTGATGAATTACCTAGTTCGTCGTTTACGTCTGAGAGTGATATTGCATTAGGTGCACTGGGAGTAGGCATTGTTAACTCCTTTTTAGTTTATCTATTTGTCCTTGCAAGTCTTTTACACATTCAATTAATAAAGAAGTTAAACGATCATATTTAACAGCTTTAATTCCGTCATCTCTTGTTCCTACTATTTCAGGTAAGACTTTTTCTACATCTTGTGCAAGAACTCCAACATCTTTTTTACGAACAAAATAACCATCTTCTCCGCCTCTTTGATCTATGTAATCTTTTTTCCAATCAAATAAAACACCATTTAATTTTGAAACTAAATCCATTGGTGAAGGGATGTTAATAATGTTTTCTTTAAGTGAAACATCAGAAGAATAAAAAGCAGTAATATCATTTGTTGCTCTAATCTCGCCTGCTGTTCCTGAAGCTGCTGTCGCAATACCTAAAGAATCTAATCGAACATCATTACCAGCTGTTGCGTTTGAAACAACCACTGTGCCTGCTTGTGCTGGCAGTGTAATAGTTACATCTGCTGTTGATGAAGGACCTGCGAAAGTAACTTTATTTGTTCCATTATCTGAGTCTTCATAAAATTCTATAAAACCTGCGCCTGTAGCACCATTTTTAACTTGGGCTCCTGCTGTAAAAATACCTTGAGTTGCAGTAACAGTTGAATTAAATGCTGCTGCACCTGCTTCAGACATGTCAATTGTTAGTGCAGTAATAGCACCTCCATTGTCATCTCCTTTAATAATAAAATCTTTATCTTGAACTGCTGTAGTTATTACAAAATCCGAAGATGAATTTGTTAAAGTTGCTACATCAGTATTAGCAATTTTAATATCTATTTGATCATCGGTACTTGCATGAAGACTAGTATCAGCGTCAGCATCTAAAATTAATTCTTTTCCATTAACATCTACCGCACTATCAGCTAAGAAACCACCGCCATAAGTTCCGCCTGCAGCAAAAATATCATACCAGTTAGTACCGTCTGTAGCTACGAGTCTAGTAGCACCATTTGCAATAGATAAAGTGTTTCCTGAAGCTCCAAGTCTTACAGTCATAGCATAAGGACCAGAAGATCCTGAATCTGTTGTAGCGTTTGTAATTAAATAAACTTTTTGAGTAGCTGGGAATTGAGCTATTCTTACTGCACCATGTGCACCCGTTAATCTTATATGAGCATTTCGTGCCTGGTTATTTGCTTGTGATTGTGGGCCATCGCCATTTGTAAGTGTAGTTACAGCAGCATCTCCACATGCAACATTAGTTACTCCAGCAATCGAAAACTCTAATGATTGTGAAAAATTGTTGTTCGTAATAGTTCCCCAAGTTCCTGAATTTGCACCAGTAGCTTGAAGCTCTATTCTCAAACTTGTTGAATATGTT